CAAGATGTACGACAATGCTCCGTTCCAAATAGAGACGAACGTAGTAATAATGTTAGGGTAAATGGAATCGGTATATCCAGACAGGGTGATAAAAATGATTCACATTTATTACCACCTGTGCCCTGTCCTAGCCATACAGCACCAATTACTACTGGTTCCACTACCGTATTTGTAAATGGGCAAGGGTGTGGCCGTGTTGGTGATGGTGTTACGGGTTGTACTAGTGTTGCAACAGGATCTGAAAATGTATTTGCCGGAGGTTAATAATGGCTAGCACACCTTGTGGAATTGATACCTCAGTTGAGGCAATTAAAAGTGCTCAGGGTGATTTGGATGCACTCTTTGGTCCTGGGGCAAAAGATAAATTTGCAACGATTGAGGAAAAGACAGCAGTACTTGGTGAAAAATTAGATGCAAAGGTTCCTCAATTAGAACAGAATCCAAGTCTACAAAAAGCACTTTCAAGCCTTCAAGGCAAATCTCCACTTGAGGCATTAAGCACCATGACCGAGATTCAGAATGATTTTGGTCCAGTTGTAGATGATTTACAAGATATTCTGAATGAGGTATCGCCTGATTTACAAAGCATTGCTGGTGATGTCAAGGATTTATTTGGTGGTGGAACAGGATCAATTGGTGAATTACAACAGACATTAAGTGCTGGTGATTTTTCTCAATTATTATCAAAAGCATCTGCCATTACTGATATTAATACAGACGATATTTGTAATAAATGCAAAAATTTGGAAATACAGACTTTACCTAATGGAACAAAAACTGCCGTAGAATTACCAAAAGAACCATTTATTCCTGAAGCGCAACCAACAGTTGAAGTTAAATCTGTCAGCATGAATAATACCAGTGTCTTTGCGGTTGGCCGTGCACAATTATTTTCGTCCAGTCACAGACCGTTTAACAAATATTTTAATAATACAGCGGCACTATTAAAAAAACTTTTTATTGATAATGAATTTAGTGCAGCAAGTAATGATACAACAAATTATGGTACGATACAAACGGCCGATTTAAAAATTGTTGATACTTCTCTAGATCCATTTGATCCAGCAAATGCAAATAAATTAAATGGATTGACACCACAGCAATATAAAAATACCCAAGGATTAAAATTATACTACATCAAAAAATATAAAATTATTGCCAGACAATGGGTTATTGATAAACACGAAATAGCAAATACAGTTGCTGGTACTCCAATAGTTCCATATCAAGAATATTATGATTTGGCTGAATCAGTAATTACAGCTGATGATATTGATACAGGAGCGATTAGTGTTACATTCAATTCAGAAAGTGGTACAGGATCAATTCATGCCATAAGAGATAGAGTTAAAGAAAATTATGAAATAGTCTATAATGCTAATCCAGGGCTGTATATGTCTTGGAATAACTATATCTATAATAAAGTCCGAGTGGATAATGGATTAGGTGTGGATATTTCAGGTCTATGAATATAAATAAAAACAAAAGAGTTACACTTTAATGGCAAAAGCATTTTCAATCGAAGACGGCAATCTGGCTACAAGGCCTATTATCACATCAAGAGAAAGGATTTATAAAGATATAGATCTTTCCTTTGCCAAGCGTCCGTCTGGTGATGTCTATAAAAAAACAGATGCTGCAGCTGTTAAACAAGCAATTAAAAATTTATTGCTAACATCAGATACTGAAAAACCATTCAGACCATATTTTGGTGGAAATTTAGGGCGTATGCTTTTTGAATTATCCGAAGATTATGACGAGGATAATATAAGAGATACGATTATGAATGCAATAGGTAACTTTGAACCTAGAGCTCGTGTCAGACAAGTAAATGTAAATACTTCACCCGATTTTAATAGTGTCGATGTTACCGTTATTTTTCAGGTTATAAGTACATCAGAAGTTGAACAACTTAACGTATCACTTACGAGGTTAAGATAAATGGCGACCATTAAATCTAGCGATCTAGATTTTCAAAATATCAAAAATAATCTGAAGGTCTATCTTCAGCAGCAAGATGAATTTTCGGATTATAACTTCGAGGCAAGTGGTTTATCAAATGTTTTAGATGTACTTGCTTATAATACACACGTTAATGGTCTGATTGCAAATTTTGGTCTTAACGAGGCATTTCTTAATTCTGCACAATTAAGATCATCTGTTATTTCTCATGCAGAGACACTTGGTTATTATCCAAAATCAGTAACTGGTGCTCGGGCAAATCTTAATATCAGTATTACCACAAGTTTAAGTTCACCAACAACAATTACGCTTCCTGCTTACAGCACATTTACAACAAGCATTGACGATGTAAGTTATTCATTCCAAACTTTAAACAATTATATTGGTACGTTAGATCCTGCCACAGGAACATATACATTTGCCTCAAGCGATGGTGATACAAATATTGCGGTTGTTGAAGGCACATTAAGAACCAAAAACTTTATTGTTGGTGATGTTAATGATGAGCAAGTGTATGTTATCCCTGATCCGTTAATGGATACATCAACGATTGTCGTAAAGGTTTATGATTCACCATCAGCAGTATCATATAATATCTACAATAACGTAACAGCAGTTGCAAGGGTGAATCCAGATTCCAGAATTTATATTGTTCGCGAAACACCAAACGGTTATTTCGAAATGATCTTTAGTGATGGTAATGTTCTTGGTACTCCACCTGTGTCAGGAAATAAAATTACCGTTGAATATTTAACAACATCCGGTGTCGCAGGCAATGGTGGAACTGTATTTGCTGCCGATGACTTATTTAATATTGGTGGTACAGATTATCCATTAAATATTACTACTGTATCAAATTCTGCCGGTGGTTCCGATAAAGAATCAATTACATCAATTAAACTTAATGCGCCAAGAGCATTTGCCGCACAACAAAGATTGGTTACGGCAGAGGATTATAAAGCTCTAATCCTGGCCAATTATTCATCAACGGTTGATGATGTGATTGCATGGGGTGGCAATGATAATGTACCACCTGTTTATGGTCGAGTATATATTAGTCTTAAGTTTAAAGATAATATTACTGATGCAACAAAGCAAACGGTAAAGGATACGATTGTATCAAGTCTATCCGAAAATCTTGCGATCATGTCAATTGATACCATCTTTACGGATCCGGAATTTACATATTTAGAAATTAATACGTTCTTTAATTTTGATCCGGATTTATCCGGCGCAACCGTTAAAGGAATAGAATCGGATGTACAGACGGCAATCAATAATTATGTAACAACAAATCTTAATCAATTCAGTGGTGTATTTAGACGATCAAATGCTCTTGCCGTGGTCGATGATATTTCTCCGGCAATTCTAAACTCTAGAATGTCCGTTAAAATGCAGAAACGATTTACACCGTTAACAAATGCATTACAAGATTATACCGTTGATTTTCCTGTAATCATTGCAGATCCAGATGATGTTAATTATCGTGTTACATCATCCAGATTTACCTTTGCCGGACAGACTTGTACACTAAGAAATAAATTAAATAGTAATACAATTCAAATTATTTCATCTACGGGTACAGTGATTAAAGATAACTCTGGTTCATATAATGCTTCAAAAGGCACAGTAACAATTACTGCCTTCCAACCTACAGCAATTGAAGGATCCGAAATCAAATTATCTGTTGTGCCTGCAAATGAAAGTACGATCAGACCGTTAAGAAATTATATTTTAAATATTGATCAAAGTGTATCATTTGCACAAGCAGTTATTGATTATCAAAATACAGAGACAGTTCTCTAATGGCTCATTTTATCGAGGATCTAAATAGACGAGATATTAATCTCAGTAAGTCTGTTGTCAAGGAAGTTTTACCTGAATACTTTAGTACAGACTATCCGGATCTTATTACGTTCCTTGAAAAATATTATGATTTTATTGACAGTACTGGTAATCAATCATTTAAAAATGATATTGATAATATTATTACTCTTCGCGATATTACACAGACCACGCTGGAGAGTTTGGATCAATTAGTAGCCGAAATCGGTAATGGGTTACAGGTTGCATCATTTTTTGAACAACCCAGGTTAATGACCAGACTACTTGCTCAATTTTATAGATCTAAAGGCACCCTTGTCTCGGCTGAAGGATTTTTTAGAGCCTTTTATAATGAAGAAGTTACAATTGAATATCCCAAGGATCAGATCTTTATTGTTGGCGAATCTGAAATTGGTGCTGAATCATTAAGATTTATTATTAATGATAAACTTTATCAGACCTTTTCAATTCTAATTAAAGCAGGTATTTCTGTTGCCGATTATCAGGAACTTTACAAAAAATTTGTGCACCCCGCTGGATTTTATTTTGCAGGTCAGGTAGAAACATCGGGTCAAGTAACATTAAGCCCAACGACAACACCAGTTGATCCATTGGATTCAGCTGAAGCAATTGTTTTGATTGATCAGGTTACACTTGATCCTCAACCATTGTTTACTCAGATGACGGCATTACTTGATTCTGATGGTCAAGACATTCGTGTTAATGTCACTCAGCTTATTAGTGATTACCAAAATCTTACTGCTGGTGAACTTGATAATTACTATGATAATATTGCACAGATTCTTACTCCGAATTCGTTTACGTTTGATGATGACAGTGCAGGTGGTGCAAGACCTGATGTTGCTATGGATGTTGAAACAATGGATAACACAATGTACACAAGATACCTTAGCGATTCGGCTTATTGATATAAATAAAATAGTATAATTCTAGTAGGTGTAGAATGGCAAGACAAAATATCAGCACTGGCTCTGCTGCCAATGACGGTACTGGTGATACTTTAAGACAGGCGGCACAAAAGATCAATGAAACATTTGTAGAACTCTACAATTTTCTTGGTGGGGATAGTGCCTCGTTATCATCTCAAATTTCAATTGAGGATAGTGCAATTGCATTTGAGGGTGCAACACCAGACGGTAACGAAATCAGATTAACTGCTGCTGATGCATCTACTGATCGCGTTATTCGTCTACCTGATGCTGATGGTTTTATTGTAGTCGATACCGCAACACAAACACTGACCAATAAAACCTTAACCAGTCCTGCAATTACAACACCAAAAGTTACAACATCAATTAATGATGTAAATGGTAATGAATCAATTCGTATTGGAGCAACAGGTTCTGCTGTTAATGAAATAACTGTAACGAATGCGGCAACGGGTAGTGATCCTGTTATTTCTGCATCAGGAACAGACACGAACATTAATTTGGCCTTGAATTCAAAAGGCACAGGTTCGGTCGAATTATCCAAAGCGGCTTTTGCATCGGTTGAAATTTCAGCAAATGGTGCTGCATCTGCCCTTGCAACATATATTATATGTAATAAAGGAACAGGTCTTGCGGTTTCACTTGCTGATGGAACAACAATCGGTGAATATAAAATTTTTACAAATAAGGGAGCAGGTACAGCAACTGTTACCCCAACAAATTTTGCACAAGGCACTTCATTTGCCTTGGCACAATATGATGCAGCTACGGTGGTTTGGGATGGATCCAACTGGTACTTGGTTGGTGATTATGGCGCGGCAGTATCTTAATAGGAAAATAAAATGACTGCAATTGTAACAGACTTTTTTAAGAAAAAACTCATTAATTTTTTGTATGATGAGGTTGTAAATGCGGCCGATTCAAATGAATATTATATTGGTATCGGTAAATCGGACCAGTATAATGCTGGCGATACTGTTATTGATCCGATTCGGTCATTAAGAGAAGAAAGAGTTGCCCGAGCAAATTTACAGTCTGTAAAAAAGGTTACTGCAACATCGTTTGTTATCCCACGATATAATTGGACATCAGGTACATTATATTCCGGATATTCAGATTCAGTTGTTGGTATTCCATCAAATACATATTATGTACTTACAGAAGATAACGAGGTTTATATTTGCCTCCAACAAGGTAAAAATGCAACTGGTGTAGCAGTCACGTCAACCGTACAACCTAGTTATACTGATGCTGGTGTGTCACAATATCAAGCATTTGAAACTGCCGATGGTTATCGTTGGAAATTTCTATACGCACTATCGGCAGCAAGAGCATCAGATTTTCTATCGGCTGGATTTATTCCTACACAAAGAATTGATTGGAATGAACCAGGCGATTCTGCAGGTCTGAATACATTTGAATTACAACAAGTTGACATCCAACGTAGAGCAGTTGCTGGACAAATAACTAGTATTGCTGTTACGGCTGGTGGTTCAGGTTATACCTCTGCACCTACTGTTGCAATTAATGGTAACGGTTCATCAGCAGCGGCGACTGCCACAATCTCAGGTGGCGCTGTTGTTAAAATTGAAATGAATAACGAATCTGCTGCCATGGGTTCAGGTTATGATTATGCATCAATTGCATTATCTGGTGGTGGAGGAACTGGGGCAACTGCAAGACCTGTTGTCACATCACTAGCTGGCATTGGTGCCGATCCAAGAGAAGATCTTAAGTCATCATCAATCATGATGACAACAAAACCTAATGGATCAGAAAGCGGCACATTTGTTATTGATAATGACTTTAGACAAATTGCTGTATTAAGAAATATTAAAGATACTGATAGTGATACATTATTCACAGCAACAAATGGCCGAGCTTTAAAATATCATCAAATGTCAGCACCTGCAACCACGTTCACAGTAGATAAATTTATCCGTGGCGCATCATCTGGTGCTGCAGCATATATCGACGATATTGACAGTTCAGTTATTTATTATCATCAAAACGAAAATACTGGATTTGGATCATTTTCTAATGGTGAACTCTTAGAAGAATCAGATGGCTCTGGCTCAGGGACCATTACTACGGCAGGGTTAAATAGTATTGTTAATCCATATAGTGGTGAGGTTCTTTATATTGAGAACAGAGCACGGATTATCCGAGATGCTGCACAGACTGAAGATATTAAAGTTGTTATTACCGTTTAAGGTTTAGGATTCATGGCTACTACTCTTACTACAACTACATTTGCTACCACATATAAGGACGATTATGCTGACAGTGATCAGTATTATCGTATTCTTTTTAATGCTGGTAGAGCCTTGCAAGCTCGTGAACTTACTCAAATGCAGACGATCATTCAAGAGGAAATGGCTCGGTTTGGCCGTAATATCTTTCTTGAGGGTGCTGCAGTAAAACCTGGCGGTATCACCACAGCAACACGTGATTTTATAAAACTTGATACAGCAACAAATCCATTACCTACAAATCCACAAGACCTTGTTGGTCTGGAACTTACGGTAAAGGCACCAAATCCAGCAATCAAAGTAAAAGTTTTAGAAGTTATTGAGGCTACTGGATCTGATCCAGCAACATTATATGTCAAATATACTGATACAACTGCTGCTAGTGGTGGATCAGATCCTATTATAGTTCCTAACGGTGCTCTTTTAGAAAATGGCACATTATTAAATGATCTTAAATCTGCAAGCTCGTTAGCATCTGGTGCAGGTCTTAGAGTATCATGTGCCTCTGGTGAGTTTTTTGTTCAAGGGCATTTTGTATTTGTAGCTGAACAATCATTCTATTTGTCAAAATATACACCGGACCCATCCGGCATTATTGGTTTTAAAATTGTACAAGAAGTAGTTACAATTGACGATACTGATACTCTATATGACAATCAGGGTGCTGCTCCAAATATTGCAGCGCCTGGTACTGATCGCTATAGAATTAGGCTTGTATTAACATCGCAAGCCAATGTTACAGCTGATGATAATTTTGTTTATGTTGCTAAAGTAGCTGGTGGTGCTGTTGTTGCTCAACAATCACGTACAGATGGTTATAATGCAATTTATGACTTATTAGCTGTAAGAACAAAAGAAGAATCTGGTAACTATACATTAAATAACTTTACAGCAAAATTTAATGACATTGAAGGTAATGATTCAAACCTTGACCTTGAAATTAGTAGAGGTATTGCGTATGTTGATGGTTATCGTTTGGAAATGCCACCAACAAAATTAAGAGTTTCGAAAGCCAGGGATACAGTTTCCAAAAATAATCAGGCAATTATTGCTCAATATGGTAATTACGTTATCGGTAATACAGCTGATAATAAAGGTTTGCCTAATATTGATAATTTTGATAAAATTGATTTAACTGATGCATTTAATTATGCAAATAATGTAATTGGTACTGCAAGATGTAGGGCAATTGAAGAAGCAGATTCTGCTCATAAGTTTTATTTGTTTGATATTCAGATGAATTCTGGCAGAAATTTTAGAGATGTAAAAAGTTTTGGTAACGATTCAAATGATTATGTTAATATTGTCATGGAAGATGGAATTGCTCAATTAAAATCCACTTCCAATAATTCATTGCTTTTTGATCTTCCATCAACCAGGCCTACAATTACTGGGGTATCAGATCTTTCAATTACTGTACAAAAACGATACACATTTACATATAGTGGAACGACCGTAACATTAACGGCACCAAGTGCAAATGATATCTTTACTAATACCGGCGACTGGGTTCTGGCTACTACTACAGGCGTGGTTGTTGCAGGTACATACAGTTTAACTGGATCTCCTACTGGTAACCAAGTTCAAGTAAGTGGTATTGCAAATGGCACCTACGAATTGGTTACATATGTTGCTCTTGATGGAGCAAATATTTCTGTAAGAACAAAAACACTTGAGGCAGCACAAAACAATACAATTTCATGGCCTACTGCAGCTGATTCAGATGGATTAGGACTTAAATGGATTGACCTTGGTTATTCTGATGTTTATGAAGTTCAACGCGTCAGAACGGTTGATTCAGATGGTTTGGATTTGTTAACGAACTTTACATTTGATAATGGTCAACGTGATAATTTCTATGCCCAATCTCGTTTAATTGCAAAGCCTGGTGTGACAATTCCTACCGGTGACATTTACTATAAATTCAGAAGATTCTCCCATGGTGCTGGTGATCTGTTTGCAGTTAATTCATATAATGGTGCCGTTAGTTATGAAAATATACCAAGTCATACAAAATCAAATGGTGAGGTTATATCATTAAGAGATGTTCTTGACTTTAGACCAGTACAAGGCACCAATGGTGAATATGATGGGACTGGTGGTATCGTTAATGCATTACCACAGACAACAGATGTCATCAGAGCTGATGTTGAATATTATTTACCAAGAAAAGATAAGTTGGCTGTTGTAGTTAAAGACACACAGACACTCACCAGAACTGGTTCATTTGTTGTTCTGAATGGTGTAAGTGCTCTCGAACCTTTGGAACCTAATTTAACAACCGGATTAAGTCTTTACAATATCACACTTAAGCCATATACGCTGGATAAGAATGATGCTGAATTAGAATTTATTTCTAATAAGCGTTATACGATGAAAGATATTGGTAAAATTGAGAAGAAGATTGATAATCTGACTGAATTGACTACATTAAGTCTCTTGGAAAATAATACAGCAACATTAAATGTTTTGGATTCTGCCGGTAATACAAGAACCAAAGCAGGTTTTCTTGCTGATAACTTTACTAACTATAGTTTTTCCGATACGTTCAATCCTTCATATAG